TACGAGGATTACTTGGCATTACTGACGCTCTGGGAGGCGTAAACAGAATAAATGCCATGTTAAATCCACGCTACACGCCAGTATTTACAACCTACGGCCACATTTATGACACACCTTGGCCTGCGGTAAAAAAAGAACGCGAGGAATTAGAGAAAACCTATTTAGAGGCGAAACATCACGGACGTTTAGTTGCTGACTTATTGGAATCAATAGAGGGAAACCCAGAATCACCGACTCAAATATCAACCGCCCTTTTATTAGTGCTATTTATATTCTTTATAGGAGTCATTTACCCGCTTAGTTTTATGCCTGCGATTGGCGCACCAGAAATTAGCGCATCTATTACAACAATCAAAAACAATATATTCTCCTTTAAAGGCGCTTTGCTGGGCGTCATTAGCGCAGCATTTACGATCATCGTGACTATATTCTACAAAACGAATACTGGAATGAAATACGACCCAACCGATCTTATTAAGCTCGGCGGTCTCACAGACGCTAAAAACTATTGTCAGTATTTTAAATTCATTGACGAGTCAGATCTGATTACAAGCTGATCAACTTGTAATAGTCTTCAGTTTCATAAAGAGTGACATTGCATTGGCCGCTGATGCCGTGAATGCAGATGCATTACCAGGCGGTGGTGTCGGTCCGTGAGTGTGAGAAGCGATTTGCGTGTTCATATCCTGCAGCAGATCAAGCACGTCGCACACCACCTGAAACAGGTTTACGCCTTCAGACCCGATCCAGTTTTTCGGCGCCTGCAGACGCTGACTGACGCCAGCCACGCTTTTACGCAACCCCTCGATCCGCTCCTGCATGTCCCCACCCACTGTGGCGTTGTGCTTTTGGCCCACGACTACGTTCAGATCCCGACCGGTCGCCTGGTGCAGGTCATCGACCGCCGCCAGGCTCGCAGATCCGCCCGACAACAGCTTGAGCGCGCCCAGCGCCTCAATCTTCTTGATGCCACCCACGGACTCGGTCGAATGATCGTCCACCGTCCTGGTGTGGCTCTGGAAAGTCTCGGTATTGCCCAAGGCTTCAACCTCGCGCTCGATCGCCTTGTCCTGGATCTTGCCATCAGTTTGGCGCAGCCAGTTGCCGTCGGCGTCGACGCGCTGCTGGCAGGCCTCGCTGTGTTGCCACACCTGGTCGCCCTTCGGCACCCGGGGCAGGCTCAAACCGTGCGGCAGTATCTGCGTGATGAACGGCTTGTGTGGCAGGCCGTAGGCGAAGCTGATCACGACGGTGGTGCCCTCCTCCGGAAAGCCAAACATGCCGGCCTCTTGCCCGCCCATCGGCGCCGGCAATGGCAGGCCTTCGAGGATAGGCAGATCCGGATCAGGCTCGCCATCAGCCAGCAGCACCTCGACGTCGACGCCAAAGCGCGGCCGGAAGTCGTCACACAGCCCGGTCGCCGCCGGCGCATCCGGTACCGCAACCACGCGGCCAAAGCGCGGCAGGTGGTAACCGCCGCTCAATTCAGGAAACTGGCGCGCTACGCTGCGCTTTATTGCGTCATCCATTTGATCGCCATTTGATTGCCGGCAAGGGTCACGCTGGTGATCCGTTCGCCCTGGTTGATGGTTGCGCCTGGTCGAAGCCCCGGAAGGGGCGCGATCATCGCGCTTTGATTGCCTTGGTAGCCGTCGAACAGTTCGACCGGAAGCTGCAGCGCAGTGCGGGTACCGAAGAAGCTGTCGGCCCAACTGCCCACAAACACTTCGCCGTCGCCCTGCTGCTGCCAGATGAAGTCGGGGATGTTGAAGACGTTGGCCAGACTGTCCATCGCCAAATAGCCCGCCGCCAGGCTGTAGAAATACGGCGCTTTGACCTTGGCATAAGCCTTGTCCGGAACCCGAAAGCCCAGCCCAGTTTTCTCGCTGATCTCGGCCAGCACCGCCTGCAGGTCGACGTGACGCAGGTTCAGCGGCAAGGGGTTGGCCAGGATCGAGGACAACTCGCGGCAAGCCACCAACTGCTGGGTGCTGTTGGCGGCGGTCGACCGTTCGACGTAGCCAAGGAAGTGACGCTGCAGCGTGCGCTCGTTGTAGCCGATATCCAGCGTCACCAGACCTTTCAAGGATTCACCGGCCTGCACCGTGAACGTCGCACGGCCAGGGCTTTTGATATCCAGGCGCACTTCGTCCTTGATCAGCGGGTAGACCTGGCCGGCGATCGTCAAAACCTTATGCAGCTTCATGTTTTCGGCGCCAGGTAGTCGTCCAGCTTCTTGAGGGTCTTTTCAAAGCCGCTCAGTTCTTGGGCCCCGCCTCCAGTCCCACCACCGGCTCCGGCGCCGCCGACCGCCTGGCCGGGTGCTGATTGCGCGCTGACGCCGTTCGCTGCCCGTCGCTGTTCAACCTTCTCGGGATTCGAGGCTTTTTCCGACAGTGTGAACTGGACCAGCCAAGCGGCCAGCGTGTCGTCTTCCCGGGCGCTGACACCGTCCGAAAACTGCACCTCACGGATGCCGAACGCGGCGGCGGTATCATTGACGATCCGATACATCTTGAGCTGGCCACCGCCGGCAGTGGCCTCGGCCAAACGCATGATTGTGCGCATCTGCACCGCATCAACGAAGGGGATCATCAGCGACACCGCTAGGGTTTTCGGCTTGAAGCCCTTGTGGGCAGTCTCGGTGTTGCTGGTTTGGCCAGACAGGTCATCGGCTTCGATGCGCAGGTTGGCGGTGATCTTCATCCGTTTGCCCAGGACCTGCTCGCCGTCGAGTAATAGCGTCATAGGCCGACCAACTCCCGCACGAAACTCAAGCCTTCCAGCGACCCCACCAGCAGCACGCCTGCAGACAGCACCCACTCATGACCTGGTGCTTCGCCCTCGAGCAGCGATCGGCGCAGCTCGTTGACATCACCAGGACCGATCAGGCGCGCGCGCATGCTGGTATCAGCGGATCCGCCGGCCAGCAAAGCCTTGAGGTCGTTCAGTTGCTGATCGCGGCCCTGCTGCTGAGCGGCCTTGCGCATGGCCAGCGTGGCCAGATCGCCCATCGGCGAGCTGTCGGCGGCATAGCTCTCCAGTACCGCAAGTTGGCCGGACATGGATTGCTTCGCGGCTTTGACCACGGTGCAACGCTCGAGCGGTAGCGATTGCCAACGCGGCAATGGGCCAGAACTCGGGATCTCCCACTTGTCCGTCTCCAGAGTCGACAGGTGCCCGGCTCGACGCTCGGTGCGCACCAGGTCAGGAATCGGCAGCAAGGCGTTGAAGCGCGACAGCGTGCTGGCGAGCTGGTCGTAGTTCGTGCCCAGGAACAATACTGACAGCGCGTACTGCGGCCCAGTCGGGCGTCCGGTATCGGTGCCGTCGATCAATTTGCTCGCCAACTGCTGCAGCAGATTCGGCGCCGACAGAAAACGCTGATTGCCGCGTCCCTGGCCGATGCCGCTCTGGAACGGTGTCACCACCAGGCACGCCGGCGCTTCGCCCATCTGCCCCGCCATCGCGGCACGGCCGGCGGCGATCGCATCCTTCGCGGCGTCACCGACCGGCCCCGGGTTGGTGCTGGTCAGGCCGTCGAGACTGGCCAGGCGCAAGGCCGTGCTGGCCAGCTCGCCCCCGGCCAGATCCTTGGCCGCGCCCAATCCATCCATCCATTGCGTGGCCTGCTCTGGCCAGCGCATGGTCACCGGTGCCCAGTTCATGGCTGCACGCCCTCCCAGCTCACTGCCTCGAGGCCGGCCAGATCACTGGCCGCCAGTGCCTGATCCAGTTGCTGTTTCAGTTCGTTGGCCTTCTGCAGCAACTGCAGCTTGAACACGGTGAAGTCGTCACTGACCTGACGTAGCTGCGCCCGGGTATGAACGCGAAAAGCTTTGGAACCCTGTTCGTCGCTGCACGGATACGCACTGTCGACGTCCAACAACACAACACCGGTCAGATTGAGCTGATCCTCCAGTTGGCTGCTGTAAACGTATCGAGCGCCCAAGGCAGCCGAGTCAAACCCCGAGGTGATTTCAAGTTCGCACGCCGTATTGATCGCGGCGAACAGCGCGGCATGACGCTCTACCAGGTGCGCGTCGGCATCGAGCTGCGGCGGGTCAATCAAGATAGGCAAACCGTCAAGATCATGGCCGCGCACTTTCTGCGGAGCAGGATTGGCGATCACTTGCAAATAGCGCTCGTCGCTAATGGGCTTCGCATCAGCGGGCATGGCGGTGTGAATAGACGACAGGTACGTGGTGCCGGTGCTTGCACTGTAAAAACGTTGCATAGTGATGTTCCTCAGTGCCCGATCAAAAAGAAAATAACCCCGACGGTGGCCACGTTACTGGCCACTGCGTTGTTGTTCATGTAACCAATCCAATCAATGGCGTTATTTCCCAAGTACGTGTAACTCGTGTCGACAGTGACGTAGCCACCCGAACCCGTCGCCAGATTGATTTTTGACGCCGCCAGGCAGGCATTTGGAAATGCCATTGGATACGGCGACCGGGAGTAACCAGACCCAAGGTTGTTGCTGTTCGAGGTGTACATCCATTGGATGATTGCGCCTCCGAGCCACGTCGGGAACACGATGTAGCCATTGGGTGCCAAGCTGATGGAAAAGCCCAGGCGCAGCTTTTTCGGGGTGATAAATGTTGTGTCATCGGTCCCCGCATTGGTTTGAGTTTGCGTGGCGACCTTGGCAATACCCTTCACCGTTTCGGTGGCTTGCACCAACTTTCCCACCACGAAATCAATGGCGAATTTCACCGCTTTGGTGGTCGCCAGAATGACACTGCTGTCCGTCTCCGGATCGTCGCTTTTGGCATTGGGCAGATTCCCCAGCCCGACGTCCTCCTTGGTGGTCGATCGGGCACGCAGGTGTGCGTAGTCGCCGTTACGAGCGGCAAAGTGAGTCACCAATGGCCCGCCGATCGCCTCGACAGATCGGCGATCGATCACGGTGTTGGAATTGGTCAGCTCGGCGAGCGCGACGCAGTAATGACGAACGCCGGCGCTGTCGGTGTAATCGGATTTATCAGCGCCGAACACCACCTGCCAGCTGGCGACGACGTCGCTCAATTCGCGCTGCAGGGCGACGTCGAGCCAGGCTGTGGTCGGGAATGCCGGCGGCACGATGGGCAACACCGCCGAGCGCTCCAGGCGGATTCCTTCAACGTAAGCGGTGCCCGGTTTGACCTGGTACGCGCTGCCGACCTTTTCCACCTGCAGCGAGCTGCCGAAGAAACACGAACGGCCAAAGACGTCGCGGTTGCTCAGGCGCTCTCGCTCATCAATGCCGGCCAGGCGCACGGTAAAGTCGTGCTGCCAGGTGCTTGCATCAATGCTGATGCCGGTCAGCGCCTGGGCGCCGTCGAAGGCCACCAGGAAGTTGCGTGTGAGGTTGTTGCCGACCTGCAGCGGCGGGATGTTGCGGCGCTTGATCTGCAGCGGCACGTAGGCCACGGCAAACAGCACACCTTCTACCGTCTCCAGGCCGATCCAGTTGAAATCCCAGTCGCCAATGTCAGAGCCGATCTGCGAGCTGTACACGACCTGGTTGGGATTCACATAGCCGGCGTTGTCGTCCGGGATGTCGTAGACGTGGACGATTTGCCCGGCAGCAGGTTTGGGTGCTGCGCGATCGACCGGGCCATTCGGGTCAAGCCCTGGAACGTTGGCAAAAATGAACCGCGACACATCAAGGCCGATTTTTGCTGCGTGTTTCTGCGCGATCAGGCTTTCGCCCGCAAGGGTAATGCTGGCTCCCATGAGGGCTCCTAAAGGCTTGCAACCAGCGTTTGCTGGTCGTCGTTGAAGTCGACCACGGCGATGCGGAACGGCACCGGGGTAATGGTCACGAAGTCATAACGGCGGCACGTGCGCCCGTACTGTTGAATCAGCACACGCAGCAGCTCGGGGTTTTGCGACAGTTGCGTGTCAGAGAAACGCAGCAGCACCACGTCCCAATCTCGGTCGGGCATGCGCTCTTCGATCTCGACGTAACCGACACCGAGGCGCTGCAGAATGCGTTTCATGCCGGCGGTACTGCCGGCGTCCACCGCGTTGATAAAGGCGTACTTCACACGCAGGCGGTAAAGGGTCTCGGGTTCACCCTTGAAGCGGGTGATATCGCGCTGCCAGGCCAGCAGATCGAGCACGGTCAGGTGGCAGGTATCAGCATCCATCTGCAGCAAGGGCCAGCGCAGCCAGCCCTCGACCTTTTCCCACCAGCCCTGTGCCGCGTCCTTGAGCTTGGTCAGCTCGGTACCGGCCAGCCAGAATTTCAGATCGAGCTTAATCATTGCTCAGCACCTGCAGGCTCTGAATCCGGGGGATGTTCAGTTCCGAAAGGATGTCGTCGTTGTCGAAGTGCAGCGACTCGATGCCGGGAAACTGCTGGTGCAGTTCTTCACCCAGCCGGCTGAAGGAAAAGCGTGACTGTGGATAAGTCAGCGTCGGCTGGTAGTCGCCCGACGCGCTCTCACGGAAGGCCGCACGGATGAACAAGGCGGTTTCGTCCTGTAGTGTTTGACGCTGGGCAGCGGTCAAGGTCGAGCGCGGCCAGAGCGTCACACGCAGGTCATGCTGGGTTTCGGGCATGACCATCACCAGCAGATCATCGCCGTGTCCATGGTTACCCAGGTCGCGGATATGGGCGTTGATTTGCGCCAGATACGTTGCCGCCGGCACGTCCGCATCGAACAACACAAAAGCATTGGCACTGCCGGGTCCACGCGGGGCGCCATGTTCGAAATACACGCCGTCCGGACGCACGCCCTGGAAGGCGGAAATCATCGCCCGATACACCGCGTCGGTGTGCCACTGGTTGACTGCCGAGAATTGGTTGCGAACGCGCAGGCGCAGTTCGTCGTTGGGCTCCCGATCCGCCCCGGGCGTGGTCAACCAGCCGTCCGCGTTTACAACTTGGGCAATGGCGGGAATCGGTACCGGCAACACGGCGTAGTAGCCAGGCGCCAAGTTGAAGCCACTGCCGACGTCGACCGCTTCAACCGGTACCAGCGACTGCATCACGCCATCGGTAAAGGTGCCGATCGCGGTGGTCACCAGCTGGTATACATGGCCATTGATCGCGGCCGACTGCACGACCGTGCCCTTTGCGACCTCGAGGGCGCCGCCGGGGGCCACGCGGGTGAACAGCAGAAAACCTGTGGCCTTGGTTGCGCCCTTGCGCTCAACGTTCACGCCCCAGGCCAGCATGTCGAGCCAGGCATCCACGGCGGTTTTGACGAAGAAGTTCGGCAGTACTGTGCTGATCAAGAAGTCCAGAATCCACATCACCGGCTTAGTCACCAACGCGGTGACCACCCGCCAGAACGGCGACCAGGTGCTGGTGTTGCTCAGTTTGCTGCCTTGGGCGATCACTTCCGCTTCCCACGCCTGGCGCAGGCCTGACTCAGTGGTCGGAATGCCGGCATCGGACAGGGCCTGTTTGAAATCCACGTCACTCACAACGTCACCTCGATACTGCCGAATTTCAGGGTTGTGGCCGTCACCAGGAACTGCCCAGGCTCAAGCTGGGTAATCAGTGCCGTACCCGGTACGAGGCGTTCGTCCGCCTCGACCAGCAGCTCCATTTGCTGAATGCAGTCGCGCTGTTTCAGGCGGTTGCGCTCGGCCACCAACGTCACCAGCAGGCCGCTGTCGCGGATCATGTGAGCGATGTCCTGGGCGATGCTGGCCCGGTCATCGATCAGCTCGGGCTGGCGGGACGGATCGAGCACCAGGTCGTTGTCGTGGATCAGCAGGTCGACGTATTCGCTCATCCCGGTACCGCCATATTCATCATGTTTTCGAGCTCCAGCGGGGTCATGGGCTTGGCGGTGTTGATATTCAGCGTTTCCACATGGGTGCCCTTGTTCTGGCTGCTGTTGTTGTTCTGAATGCTGGTCAGCAGGCCACCCGGCGGCACTACGTTGGGCCGCGCAGGCGACAGGGTTGGAATGGCCGCGTTGATGGTCTGCTGGGCTTTTTGCGCGGCTGCAGAAGCGTCCACGTTGTTAACGCCGATGTCGGTACCGGGCACTTCAGGCATGGCGCCGAACTTCGTCTTGATGTCGACGCCGGGGATCTTGTTCAGCATCTCGATCAGGCTGTTGATCGACTTGTGAAAGATCGCGACGATGCCGTCCCAAGCGGCCTTGGCCATGCCACTCCAGCCACCCATGGACGTGAACCAGTCAGAGAGTGCTTGGAGCTGCGCGCTGACCCACTTGAACGCCTCGGTGTTCATCAGCGCAGACGTCCAGTCATCCCAGTAGTAAATGGCTACGGCGACCAGCGCGATCAGAGCGGCGATCCCCATCACGACTACGCCGATAGGGTTGGCCGTCAGAGCAACGTTGACCAGCCATATCGCGCCCTGCCACAGCAGCATGGCGGCGCGAATAATCCCCATCGTGGTGTAGAGAATCGTCAGGCCCGCGACATACAGCGCGATCACCGCCACCTGCAGAATGAACCCGGCCACGGCACGCAGATTAAGCAGCTGCACCACTTTCCAGACCGTCACCATGGCCATCCACGCCATCCGGCCGGCACCGACGGCAAACGTCAGCAGGGACATGGCGGCGATGAGCGCCAGGATCGTCAACGAGACGATGCCGATCACCCGCGTGATGTTGGGGAACATCTGAGTCCAGCGCGTCATGGTGCCGGCAATGCCGGACAGCTTGGCCATCAGCGGCGTCAGGATGGGGATCAGTGCCTGGCCGAAGGCGATCCGTAGCGCTTCGACCGCTGCAGCAAATTGTTGCCACGGGTCGACCATGGCTTTGGCCATGTTCTCGGCGTCCTCGAGGCCGCGCACCTTGCCCAACTTATCCATGCCGTTGCGCAGCCTATCGGTGTCCTTGGCCAGGGACGTGATCACCTGCGCACCCTCCCCGCCGAACGCTTCCATCAGTTTGGTGTTGGCCGACGCGCTGGTCAGGTCGCCCAATTTGCCCTGCAGCTTTTCCATGATCTGCAGCATGGGCAACGCCTTGCCGTTGGAGTCCGTGAACTTCATCCCCATCTTTTCGGAGGCGGCGCCCAGGTTCTCGAAAAACGCCTTGTAACGGCCGCCGGCATCGCCGCCTTCCATGGTGCTGCTCAGCGAGCCGATCACCGCAAACTGCTCGGCGATGTCCACGCCGGCGGCGGTGGCGATCGAGCCCACTTCCTTGAACGCGTCCTTGAGTTGGGCGCCGTCGGTTCGGAACAGTTGAACCGCGAGGGCCGTCTGCCCGCCCAGCTTTTCAACCCACTCGCCCTTGCCCATAGCGTCCGCCTGACCTTTGAACAGGTTGTACATGGTGCCCACATAGGCGCCCATCGTTTCGGCGTCGGACTTGGTGGCCTTGGCCAACAGGTTGCTGGTGTTGGTGAACGTAGCTAGTTGGTTGCCGGTCAGGCCCTTGATGGCACCCTCGATGGTGTACGCCGAAGCGACAAAATCCCGGGCGTTCTCACCATAGGCCACCGAGAACTCCAGAGATTTTTGATTCAGCGCCGTGAGCGCGTCCTCGGCCACGCCCAAGGATTTGACCTCGCCCAGGGCGCGGTTCATTTCCAGCGCAGGCTGCAGCGATTCATTGATACCGACAAAAGCGCCCGTCACACCGGCCAAGCCCATGCCCATCGTTTTGATGTTCTTTTCGCTTTGCTCGGCAAGGTCGGAAAAACCCGTTTTCACCTTGCCCAACGGTGCAGTGACCTTGTCGGTCAGGGCCAGGATGAAGTCCAGGCGGGCGCTACGGTCGGCCATTTGATTCCTATCCGTTCAGCGCATGGGCAATGCCGTTGGCTACGGCAAATTCCATGCGCTTCCAGTGTTCGTCTTCCAGCCACTTGGCCGTGCCCATGTTCTCGATGGTGGGCTCGGCGCCAGGCAGCCAACGGTTGGTCAGGGCCATCAGTTGGCCCAGCCCGTCCTCGGTCAGGCGGTCAGCGTGCTCAAGGGCTTTTTTACGATGATCCCGATGTCAGGGGCGTACTCCTCGAGCAGCGCGCCGGCGATCTGCATGGTGTTCACCGGGTTAACCATCAGCTCGCGCAGATCGGCCTTCTGCGCCGGCAGCACGGTGGTGCTCAGCAAGTTGAAGGACGGCGCAACCTTGTTGTTGGCGGTCATGGCGTTGAAGTACTTGGTCACGTCCTGGGGCGTCAGGTTGAAGGCGAATTCTTTCTCGCCGATTTCCAAGGTGATTTCACGGGATTGGATCTGGCTCATGTTCATGTCCGTTTTGGTGGTTGGGTTAAAGGGGTGATTCAGGTCAGCGCAGGCACACCTGGCCGACGTAGTCCTGCAGACCCAGGATCATTTGCTTGCTGAGGGCAAGCTGATCTCTGAGGGTGAAATAATCCGGTCGAGCGTCTGCTGCGAGTTCGGCGGTGCTTGCATCAGCCACGCCGCCGGCGCCGGTGGCGTTTGACGGGGTGCTGCTGAAGGTGGCTTTGACGCGCAGCCGCTGACGGCCATCGGCAACGTCAAGGCGCAAAGCATCGATTTCAGTGCGTGCATCGTTCAGTTCCTGGGTACGGTTACGGTCGATCGCGTCTCGGGCGGCGATCATTTTCCCGCTGATTCGGGCCGCTTCACGCAGGCCGCTGGCTTCGTACTGGGCGGCATCTCGCTCTGCCCGTGCGCTATCACGCTGCCCTTGCAGGATGTCGAATCCGATGTAGGCCAGCAGGCACACCAACAGCGGAAACAGGATCTCGCGCAGCATCACAAACCCTCCGCGCACATGGCCGCTTCGGCTCGCCGGCGAGCGTGCAGCCCAGGCACAAACTGCTTGCGGCCCTGGGCATCGGTGACCGATGACCACACCGGTGTTTTGCCATCCGGCGCCCAGGCCAACGCCTTGCAACCCTCGGCGATGCGACCGGCATTGATCAGGCCGACCGCGCGACTGGCACAGGTACTGGGCACACCGAAGTTGTGGCCGTGGCTGCTCAGGGCGTCGAAAGTCTTCTGCCCGATCGCTGGGTTGCTCAGGCAGTCAGCCAGAGCCAACTGGCCTTTCTCGATCACCAGCTGCTCCACCTCGGCACAGCGTGCCGGCGACCAGTAGTCACCGACGATTAACGGATACGGACTGGTGTAACGGGTGATGCCCTTGCACACCGTAGGCAGGCCACGGGCCAACTTATCGGCGTACACCACGTTCTGGCCGTTGCCTTCCCACTTGCCCAGGAACGCGAGCAAAGGCGCGCTGGCCAGCACAATGGCGCCAGCAGCGATCTTGGTGCGCAGGCTCAAGACTTGCCCTTCCAATCCAGCAGCATCTGGCGATACTTGGGAATCAGCAGAAGGATCTGCAGCACCATGTAGAGCGCGGTCAGCATGTACGCGACCGCCGACCAATCGACTGCGCCCGTCACGCCTGTAGCGGCCACGCCGATTGCGGGCGACGCCTTGGCCAAGGCAACGGCGGTGTCCTGGGCGACCTGATTCGCGCTCATCGCAGAACCTCTTTCTCAAAAATGGTTTGGCACGGCACGCAGCGGGTCATACCGCCCAGCGCCTGGCGTTTTTCCGGGATTGGCTGATCGCAGTCTTCGCAATGGGTCAGGCTTGGCCCGATCGGCCGCGTGCGGGCCAGCTGAGCAGCGATCGCCTGATCACGCTGGCGTTGCTCCAATGCCTGGGCGCGGTCGAACGGGCAGACCATCAGCGCAGGCCCTCGATCTCGGCCGCAGCCAGGTACGGCACGCCGTTGATGCGGACGAAGTCCGGACTGGAAACATCGAACGGCACCTTGTGCTTGGTTTTCTCGCCACCTTTCGGGTCAACACTGAGCAGGCTGGACACCTTCAACTTGCAGCCGAAGGCCTCGATGCGCAGCTCTTCATCGCCTGCTTTGGCGAAGAACACCGAGTCAAAAGGCTCCAACTGGCGGAAGCTGCCGGCGGAGCGTGCCGCCTCGATCAGCAGGTTGAAGTTGTTGGTGTCGAACTCGAACTCGCCACTGGCAGACACATCGCCGTCAACGGTGCCGTTGGGCACGCCACGGGTTTGCGCCACGGCGGTGTTGTCGGTGATATCCAAGGTGCAGCTTTCGACATGGATCTGCAGATCGCCCAGGTTGATGTCGAAGTTTTTACCGCCAATACGGGACATAAGGGTTACTCCGAATCTTCGCTGGAAAGGTCGAGGGCGATGTTCGCCGTGAGGTCTTTCGGGCAGTTGAGCGGCCGGATCTTGATGTAGATCTCAACCTTGGTTTTGCTGTGCCACACCAGGACGATGTCGCCGTCCTTCGGCGATTCGATCTCACCCGGGAACACCTCACCGGCGAAGGTCGTGGACTTGGCCATCTGGCGCAGCGGCTTCATGAATGCGCTGATAGCGGCAGCCATGCTGTTGGGCGAGTTGTTCAAGCGACGATCACCCACACGGCGGATCAGCAGCGGGCGAACTTGGCGAGCGGCCTTGTCGGCCAGGCGCAGGTACTCGACCACCTGAAAGTCACTGGCAGGCGCATCGAGCATGTTGCCGTCGCCCCAGAACACGCCCGGGTAATCGGCATAGGTTTGCGACACGGAGAAACGTGCGGCATCCAGCTCAGCGCGAATGGCGGACGGCAACGGCACGCCTTCCTTGTCGACGGGAACGGGGCCCAGGCCCAGCAGAGCACCAGAAGCCACGCGCATCGGACTGTCGGCAATGCTCACGGCGGCGTTGGCCAGTCGGCCAGCCAGCACGCCCAGGTCATTGCCGTGCAACTGCGGCACGACCAGGACACGCGGCGCAGCCAGATCGGCGGTGATCGCCTTCTGCTCGATCAGGTATTCCGCCCAGGTCTGCTGCACAGTGATGCCGGCACTTGCCGCCATGACAAAAGCGCGACGGCCAAAGGTGTTGTTCAGTCCGATCGCCGCGTCATGCATGACCGACAGTTCATTGCCGGCTTCCACTGGCGTGGTAATCACCACCGCCTCGACGGAAAAGCCTTTCTGCTGGGCGTTGGTCAGTGCTTCGGACCAGTTACCATCGGCCGCGATCGGAGCCGCCAGGCACGCCCAGCGATCGCCGCCGTTGAGACGTGCGGCCGTGATCTGGGTCTTCAGATCACTGGCCGGAATACCCAGCGAACCGTCGAGGTCGCTGTCGGTGTTGAGTGCGAGCAACTGGCCGACATTTTTGGCGGCGGTGCCGATGAAAAGGAAATAGCGTTCGATCTCAGTCACGGCACCCTGGCCGAGATTGAGGTTGTTTACTCTGACTTTGCCGAGTGCCATGCAATGCCTCGTTAGCGGGGTGAATTAAGAATTTGTTGGAGCACCTGGTTCAGCAGCAAGCCAGTGTCTCGTTCGGTGCTGACGCCGATGAACTGGCGCTTGGGCAGGGTGATTTCCCAGCTCTGCGTGCCACTGCTCTCGGCTTTTTCATCGTCCAAGATGCGGATCAGCAGCCCCGCCTTGGCGTAGTTCACATGCTCTTGAATCCATGCCACGGACGGACGGGTCAGCGACTTTTTGCCCTCCTGGCGAACCTTGAAACCCAATCGGCGTAGACGCTTCGCCTGCTTTTCGGTCGCTGCCAACCCCTCCGGAACCTTGTTCCACCGTTTCATCTGCGCGGCGGTGCGGCGTTCGCTGACACCGTTGTGTTGCTGCGCCGCGACCCAACTGGTCAGGGCGTTTTTCCAGCCCAGCACGGCTTCGTCAGGGCTGACACGAGTGACCTGCATCAGCTTGGCCAACCCCGCTTCCATCTTTTTCTTGCCCTTGCCCGAACCTTTGCGTGCCTCAAAGGGCGAACCGTCCAGGTTCTGCTGGTCGCGCACACGCTTGCGGCTCATCGATCGCACGCGCTTGGAGACGTTGTTCAGCAGACGCCGGCGCAGTTGCGGCGGCAGACTCAGCAGCGCCATTTGCTCGCGCACGCCGAGGTAGCCCCTGACGTCGAGCTCGAACGTGCTACGCCCGGCCACGGCTCGACACCTCGCCGTGTTCGGCGACCCATAGGTCAAACGGGATGAACGACCAGGTCTTACCAAAGCCCTCGATTTCGCCCTCCGGATCCTCGGCCAGATATTGCGGCTCGATGAATTCAAGGGTGATGTCGACGTCGGCTAAATCGCTGTCGAGCATGGTGATGTCGAACTTCGCCGCCGGCAGTTCGTCGCGCTCCTGGTCGTTGCCCTCGAGCCAACTGCCCACCAACGCCATCAGACGCCCCGGGTGATCGGCGAAACGCTCCAGCGCGATCGTGGCGCTGTAGCGCATGTCACCCATGCGCATGCCGCCGACGTCGGGCTTCCAGATCAGTTCGAGATTCACCTGGTTGGTCCAGCTGTCGAGCTGCTCGGCCAAGACCAAGCGGCGCTCGATCAGGTACGTGGTCAGGGCGCGGAGCTTGATCACAGCAGCACCGCCGTGATGCGGCCGCGCCCCTGCAGCGATCGGACGGCCTGCTGGCTGAACTCGAGGAAGGTTTCCTTGCGCTCGGGGGCTTCCTTGCCCAAGTTTTCGGCACTTTCGCGACGTATGATCGAGGCGAACTCCGGCAGCAAGCTGGCCTTGGCGCGGCAATACACGGCGCGTTTGTACGTCTCAGCTTGAAAGGTGCGCTCCGGCAGGACGGTGGTGTCTGCAGATTCAACGCGTGACACTCCAGCGGCCTGCCAGCGCGCTTTTAAACTGGCCAGATCACTGTTGACCTGGGCCATGGCCGTAGCCAGGTTGATGACCAGCATCTCTACCAGGTGCTCCGCCGGCAGGCGGTAACCCTTCTGAAACTCGGCCACGGAGAGGTCCGGCCAAAAGCCGTCGTTCTCGATCGCATGTTCCACAAAGGTGGTGGGTTTCCCGGAAAAGCTCATTGCTGGCCACTCGAATAGGGCGGGAAGCCTGTTTTCAGTGGGACGGTCCATAAATGGGCGGCTCACTTCCACAGGTTCCCGCTGGG